TTTTCTTTTTCATATTTGCTTTAGCAATTTTTTTTTGCAAAGCTATTGGTAGGTTACCTTGTTTACCAGGTAATATTCTTTCTTTAGGTTTTTTTTTCATTAATAACCTTTCATTTTTTTAACTTTCATACCCTTTTTCTTAGCAGCTTTTTTAGCAGCCATTTTACCTTTTTTAGTATATGGGTATTTTTTCTTTCCAACCATTGGCATAAGTTATCTCCTTAACAAGCCTTGTTGTGCAGCTTGTGCAGCGTTTGGCATAGGCATTTGCATATTTGGTCTTTTGCCCATTTGTTGCATCATTGGATTATTGGCTTGTTGTAATAATCCTTGCTGTTGTTGTTTAGCCACTTCTGGCATTAACTTTGCTTTTATGATTAAAGCTAACTTCTGAGATTCTTCAGGAGATAGATTAATCATTTGATCTGCTAATTTTTCTAAACTTTTACTCATTATACATAACCTGCTTTTTTTAATGATTTATATCTTGGATCAGATTTTGGTAATTTTTTAAAACTTTCAACTAATTTTGGTTTTACTTCTTTATTTTTTTTAAAAATTCCATAACTAGCAACACCTAGTCCTAATCCTAATAATGCAGGATTTCTAAATTTTCTAAATTTTTTAAATTTTTTAGTACCTCTACCAAATAAAGAAGTTCTAATTTTTTCTGATACTTTAGGTTTTTTCATTAGCAATTCCACTTTCTTAATGATTTATTAATTCTACTATTTGGATCATTAGCTGTTTTTGCTGATGTCAGCTTACGTTTCATGCCTTTCATTCTAGCACAAAAACTAGCTCTACGTTTTGCAGCTTTTGATCCTTTTTTTAATTTTGATGGCTTTGTAGTTACTGCCATTTTTAGCTTAGAACCAGGATTAGCTTTTCTATATGAAGCTACACCTTTCCTATTCAAACCCCCACTTTTAGATTTGCCTTCTTTTCTCTGCCATGCAGGTGTTTTAGCCATTATTTTCTTTTCCTTCCAGATGCTGTTACTGACCATTTAACTTTTCTTGGGCCAGTTTTTTTACGAGCTTCTGATTTACTTATTCTTCCAGCAACGCTACGAGGTCTGCAAGCAGGGTAAGGACGAGATTTTTTCTCTTTTCCTGATCTACCACATTTTTTGCCTGTTTTGACGTCTCGCCAATCTTCAGCAAACCACTTTCGTAGTCCACCCTTTGCCATTAGTACTTGCCACCACGTTTTTTATACGTTTTAACAAGCCATGCTGATGCGTATGCCGAAGGCCAAACTTTAAATTTACGTTTTGCCTCAGATTTTACTCTGTTATATAGTGCTTTGTTCTTTGGAGTTGCCATAATTATATAAACTTTTTTGCGTATTCTAAGATTTTAGTTTTTTTTCGAAATTTTTTAGATTTCAAATCTTTTGTAAACTGTTCTTTTTTAGCTAATTGTTTTTTAATGTCAATTTTAAAGACACTATAAGGTACTTTTTTCATCTTCCTTGCCTATTGTACTTTTTAAAACTACGTTTTTCGGATTTGTTCATGCTTTTTTTGTGTATTCTAATCCTTTTCTTAGGTTTAGGTCTTGGTACAAAATGAACAAACTTCTGCCTAGCCATTAGTCGTCATCAAATATGTCGTAACCAATAGCTCCAGCGATCGCAGCAGACGTTTTAGGATTATTTTTGGCTAATTGCTTGCCTTTTCTGTATCCTTTATGTAATTTCTGCTGTGCTCCTGTAATAGCTGAGCTAGTTTTGGTAAAACCCTTTTTAGCTGCAAAGTCTGCAGCCATTTTTGAGCCTGTACCTGTCTTTTTTTTTGCTTTGTAGAGCATTCTTAGCATTTTCATTGCTGCTCCACCTGCTGCAAAAGGTATTGCCATGTGTCCTCCTAGTTGTTATCTGTATAAAACCCCCCTATTTGCACTATCGACATTGCTGTCGATGTTGCAGGGGTAGTTTCAAAACCCCACTCGCTCGCTATCGCTCGCTCGTAGCTGTCAATTGCTGTCGCAATTGTCTTTTGTTTGTTGTACGATTTATTGCTGTTGCTAGTAGCAACAATAAATCGTTGTTAGATTTGTTTGGTAATCGGCTAACTCTAGCTTGTCTATTGATTAGTTGATTGCCGAACATGATAAATACTGTTGATATTATTGGATAACTTGATTGCCTAAATATCAATAGACAAACAAATAAGTGCTATATTCACACCAATGTGGGTAAGCACAGAAAGGATATATAATATGTTAAGTACAATAGTAATGGTGTTATTAGCTATATGGTTATCTATAGCTATTGTTACACAAGTAGCTGGTATAGGAGCTGGATACTCACTAATGAGATCTTTCTCCCAAAAATTGAAAGATGTAAGATGATATTATTAGGCTTACTGACTTCATTTACTTTAACCTTTTTAGGTGTGATATTAATGATACACCTATCATTTTGGTTAGGTTTATTACTATGTATTGTGTCAGGTATACAAGTGATACGATATATAGAATTATCAAAAGAATCTAAAGGTTATTATTCCCAGCGAAAATAACCTTTATTGAAAGGAGCAATATATGTCAGATAAACAACAAAGTATGGAGTTTGTACCATATACTAAGTCTATACCAAAGGCTGAAAGGATTGCTTACGTAAAAGCTAATTCAAATAAATATAAGCCTTATGCTCAGTATAAAAAAGATCAGGAAGAATCTAAAAAGTTAGATATTCTTGCAGGTCAGGTACAACGACTTATTGACCATTTCAAGTTGTAAAAAGTCGGCTAACGCCTAGTCGCCCTTTGGGCTAGGCGTTGCCTAGTAAATTAGTATATATCTCTGGTTGTGGCTGAACAATCTATGGCTAGTAGATAAGGCAGAGAAAAGACAGGAGCATGGCAAATGCTGAGGGCCTGTCTGAGTAAAGTATAATTTAGATAGATGAGTGTCAAAGAACTTGCACTAGCTCGTAGTCTATTTAGGTTATTCATTGGCAGTTAGTTGGTGTTGCAACATTAACTACTTATCACTTCGGTGGTAGCAAAAATCCAATGCGACCTGAGATATATATTCAGTATCGAAGCTTATCATATGATAGAGCTGAAAGATGTCCTACGCCTACTAGGATTAGTAAGCTGTAAAGCAAGTAGGCACTAAACAGAAAGGATAATATGCTTAGAAAATTTATATGTGAAGTAATTCACTATTATTCAGATGATGAAAGAGTAACAAGAGAGCATATAATAT